CAAGAAGGATCATGCCTACGCGACGCGTGAGCTAAGGTCAGGAAGATTGCCTCAGGCAGTCTAGGAAGAAATCAAACCCCTCTGCAACGGAGGGGCTCTTTCTATAAATATGGTTGGAGGGTAACAACACTATGACCACAAAAGCTCAATTAATTGAATTTGTTGAAGAACTATATCCAACTTTGTTAGACAGAGTACAGGAAACAAAGGACGTTTTATCGGGTCTTGCAACATTCTTGTCTGACCCCGAACCTCTTACTCGGGATCGTATTCAAAAGCCCGACCAAATGCCTGAAACCGATCAAGAAGTCAGAGAAAGAGGCGATGAATTGAAGCCTCTGGTACCGGATTTGATACCCGCATTTGAAAGTATGTTTGAATCAATACAGGGTCTTGACTCTGAGCAGGGCGGAGAACCGGCTAATTACTCAGCGACAAAAAATGAAATTGAAACGGCATTCAATGATTATGACGAGGCGCATAACGATGTTGTGGAACATCTTCGAGAGACAGTCATAGTCAAAGGTATTTCTGAACAACCCGACATGCTCAACAACTTTTCTGATACTTCAGACGAGCTTTCAGATCGTCCAGAACAGGCAAGAGAGTATGCCGATGGTAACATACCTGTGACACTTAAAAATACAGCCATCGAGCTTATAGACGCTCTGGAGACGCAAATTGGTATTACAATTTCAGCATGGGAGAATGTATAGTGTCGCGACTCGTTGCAAGGATTGGGGACCGAACAATCGGTACGTGCTTTGCCCATGATCCACCGATTACTGTTGGAGGCACAATTATTTCTGGTTCTCCCAATAAAACCACAAACACAAAACCTACCGCTCGTATTGGTGATAAGGTTCGTACCGACTGTGGACACATTGCAGAGATCGTGTCAGGATCATCTAGCCTGACTGCGGATAGTAAGCTTGTTGCTCGTATTGGTGATAAAGTATCAGGGATCTATATCGGTGAGATTATTACCGGATCACCAGATACCACAACAGCCTAGGCGCCAAATATCAGATCGTGTGCCGAAGGTGGTCGAGATGCAACCTGTGGTAACCTTTTAATCACTTGGGTTGAACTCGTCGATACGTTTGTCGGAGCATATACATTAGATCCTCCGGTGTTGTTGTCTCGACTCTGTTCCATTTCTAACTGATCGCGCTGCGCTTGAAGATCACTAAACTCGTCTGATGTTTGCGATATTCTTGCTGCTTCAATTTCATTCTGTTGTGGGACGACATCACTATCATCGTTACTCCGACCGAATAGGCCTCCAACAAAACCACCGACAGAATCTCGAATATTCGATGCGGTTTCACCTATTGATTCCGCCGCATCGGATAATACGTTTCCTGCGGCTGCGTCAATTTCCTTAAGCTCCTTAAGCTTATCCTGAATAGTTATTTCTTCTCGGTCCAGACCAGTTTCGTTTGAACCTGAGGTGACTTCCTCAGCCTCTGCCGAGGAGAGTTCGCCTGTCTTAGGATCAAGTCCAGCGAACTTCCAGATACCATCCGGAATTGCCTTGACAATATAACGGCGAGGGTCCATAAGACCATAATCAGCTGCAGGGTCTGGCAATACACTTCTAAGTATGGATGCAAGAAAATCCTTTCCTATGTCCAATGTACCAGAAATAAAATCACCGATCTTTGTTCCCGATAATTTTTCTACCATCCAGTCTTTGGCTTTATTAAGTAAGTCAAATGGAGCCATGACTATTGACCGAAGCATATCTGCGAAAGATAATTCACCTAGGAAATCTGACACACCATCAAATCCTAGCTTGCCAGTAATCCAAGATGCTACGGATAAAAGTAGATCGTATGGTGCGGTATAGATTCCGGTAATGATGTCGATTATAGATGGCATTTTACCATCTTTAAAACCAAGTTGATTTTTAACCCATCCGACCATAGATGAAAATAAGTCTGTGATGGTATCGCGTAACCCAGAAAAGAAATTTGATACGGCTTTACCTATTGCTTGGAATAGAGTGGCGTCGTCTTCAAACGTTATACCAAACATTCCGAGTATTGCTGTTATTTGATTATCGATGGTGTTCATAAAAAATCCTAGAATGGCTCCAATTATTCTTCCCAGGCCCATACTAATTTTCTTAAGGTCAAAGGTAAGGAATCCTTCGATCACGTCGCCAATGCCACCAAAGACTCCAGAAAATAAATTTGCAATACTAACAAGTGTTCTGCTGAAAAGTTTTGCAATTGCTCGATGATATCGCTGAATATTCTTTGAATTGCTTTAAACGTGGGCGATTCAATAAAGTCAGTGATAACTTCCTTGATTCGATTGAAGGTAGGAAGGATATCATCTTCCCATATTTCCTTAATTGCTTGTATCGATTCTGTAAATACAGGATTGTCTTTGATTGTGCGAAATAAAGCAAACAAACCCCCAAGGGCTAGTGCGATCGCTCCGCCCTTGGCAACCATAAGAAGCATTGGTTTGATTCTTGCAAAAATCGGAGCTATTGCAAACCGAGATCCTGCAACATCTTCTGGTTCTGCATCGCTAACACCAGCACTCTTTTCTGTTGCTTTAAGCAGCTGCTTTTGCATAACAGCTTCTTCACGGCGTCTTTCATAATCCTCGAGCGACTCTCCTTGGAGAAAAGCAAGTAACCGACCGAAACCTTCGTCCACGGATTCCTTTACTGAGGAAAGTGTGTCATCTCTGTCTTCGATTGTTTTTTCAAGTTTTTCATTTGATTTTTCTTGATTTTCGGCAGCTTCCTTTTCTTTCTCTTTGATGGTTTTACCCAAGTCTTTCACGTATCCAAACGAAGATGTGACAGCATTTCGAAGTGTACCAAAAATCATTTGTGTGGAAGGATCAAGTCCTGCCATGGCAACGTCAGGCATCGAGGTGATAGTTTTCTTCGCTTTATCGCCAATTCCCTTGATGCCTTTGGTGGTAGACTCTTTGATATCAGTGCCAATTTTTCCTGTAACAGTAAGTGCTTTAGAAGATCTCTTGACGAGTTCTTCATTCGCTTGCTTGTTCTGTTTCTTGAGTTCTTTGCCTAATGCCTTTAACTCTTGGGCAGAAACATTGTTTTCAGTCGGCATTCTTGTTCACCATTAGCGTTTTTGATTTCGCATTTTTTCGTTTTCTTTCTCGATGTGTTGTATCAACAACGAGACGTATATTTCCCTTTCCCATGGCATCATGTCATCCAACTCATTCAAGCTATAATTGTGATGTTGCATCATTGCGAAATTCGTCTTATAGTGATTGACAAGTGACTCATGAGAAAGGGCTATGAGAAAAAATTTGCCAGACCACGAACCTCTGTCGTATTATCATGACTGCAATGAGTACACTTAAACTGTATATCCATTTTTGCCGAAGGCATCGATTCGACAAACTCTTGTAACTGACCAAATTGTTGTGTGTTCAGTGATTCAATAAACTCAACGATTTCTTCACGTGATGCCGTCGATACATCATAGACCGAATCGCCTTGATAAATTGCATCCATACATGATGCAATCAAATTAAATGCTGCATCAACATCAGTCGCCTTTTCGGTCGCAGACACTACAGTATCGACATTCGGATATTTAAGAACCACTGAAATATCATCTGTGAGTTGTTTCGTCACACCCTTCTGTGCATCCTTCGGCATGTCAACTCGTGTATTTGACAAATCGACGTCAACGTCATTCATCTCTGAACACTCAGCGCATCGAGCCTTAATCGTCGTTGATTCACCGACAGACTTAGCACGAAGCTGAATGAATACATATTCGAGGTCAAACATCGTGATATTATTTGTATCGACTCCATTGTCGGTACACGACGCGATCACGTCTTTCACTGCACGAACCATCTGACCTTCGTCAGCCGATTCTGCCGCCATCATGATGATCTTTTCTTCTTTGACCAAGTATGGTCGATATGAGACTTTCTGACCTGTTGATGGTAATACTAGATCATACCGAGGTGCATTAATTTTAGGTAAAGCCATTCACATTCACTCCTGTTATATTGTTTCCCAATTATCATAAATTAGTGTTGCCGTGCATCGAAGCACTTCATTCTCACTTCCGTTTCCAAATTCGAGCGGTGTTACCGCCGAAGGATATGCATTCTTTAGTTTTATCGATTTGGCAATAAAATTGTCGGTCGATGTAAGAACACGATTAGCACCGACAACACCCGAATTAGCCAGATGGTGTATCGTCACGTCCTTTACATAATCTGTTTTATAGTTAACGACATATCCCGACAGTTCTTCCATATTCTGTATCGAGTCGTTTTGCCACTGACGCAAGAACTCCCATGTCTTCCAATCGTTCGTGACAAGAAATGATATCGTCACATCCTCGGCATTAAACGCATAGGCAGATCGAGAGTTCCTCATATCGGTATATCTATCATGTGTCAAAAGATTCCGACCAGGCCAGGTAACAGAGTCACACAACAAATTCAGATCCGATGCATCAATACCGTTTCCCGCTGGAATCTCGACTCGGTATCGGTTTGATCGTGCAAGACCATTGACAATGGCAGCTTTAAAATCGTCGATCTTAACAGACATATTAGATCATTTTCCTTGAGTCCGCCCAGACCTTTCGAGTAGAAGCCTTGCGGAAAGATTCGGTTGGTAAAAACAAAGCAATTGACCATTCCGGCGCGTTGATTTCAACAATTTTTGATTTGACCTTTCCGGTCAGGTAGTGTTTAAAACAAGGTGCAAACGCCGAATACTTAGCAGTGTTTTTGAGCAATGAATAATTGATATTCATCTTTGTGGTATCATTAAACCGTTTATTGTTTGTTGTTGCAAGTAGTGCATCAAACAATTTTGCTCGAGGAGCAGGAGGAAGATAATGCATATTTAAGCCGTAAAATCCACCTTCTGCTGGTCCGACATATATGATGAGAGGAAACGTATCATAGTATGGTAACTTTTGTTTTGTCTTAGGATCGTAAAAGAAGGTAAACATATTACCCGGTCTAGGCGCATTTCTTTGTGTCAGCGCAGGATCAGAAATAATATCTAATTTATTCAGGTCAGTTAATTCACGAGCCTTTCTGCGAAACCACTCACGAGCCTTCTTAGTTCTTGGGTTAAGACCTTCTCTAAATGCCGCTGCTTGTAATTCTACGAAAAGAGATGACATATGTTATCCAAACTTCTTCGTTGTTCCGTCACTGTTTACGAACCATGCTTCGAATGTGACATCAGGATAATGTTTCTGTAACGACATAA